CAATATTGAAGCACTAGGACAAACACCATTTGCACTAAGTTCTGAGTTAGCAGGTCGTAGCTCTACTGCAGGATACCGTGCTGGAACATTGTTTGACCAAGCTGCTCGTTATGGTTTAGCGGGACAAGTAGCACAACAAGATATTAACGCTGCTCGTGAAAGAGCTGTAACTAATCAGCTAACATCATTAGCACAGAATCCACAAATATCAAGCTGGTTTAATAATATTATTGGTGGTGGTTCTACACCAACACCAGCAACTTTTGGGTATAATCCATATCAACCAGACTTTGGTGGTTTTGATATTAGCAATTTACCATCTGGAGCAACTGCTGGGGCAGGAACTGGCTTGTGGTCTGATTTGTCTTTTGACTAAGGAATTATTATGGCAGAAAAATCAATAATTGGTGGTCTTTTTGGATTAACACCAGAATTATACAATTTAGAAAGACAAAAACAGCTCGAAGCAGAACAAATGGCTGTTGGTAGGATGTCGTCTGGTCCTGGTTCTTTATTAAACCCATCAATGGCTAACATCTATGGACTTGCTACACAGCAAGGACAGTTGATTGGTCAGGGTGTTAAAAGCTTACTAGGTGTTGAAGACCCACAAATGCAAATTGTTCGTGATGTAACTGAAATGCGTAAACAATTCGATGTGTCAACACCACAGGGTTTGCGTGATTTTGCTTCTGCTCTTTCCGAAAGAGGATATACAGATTTTGCAACTCAGGCTGCTGCTAAAGCTGCTGATATTGATAGAACTATCGCTCAAGCTGAAAAAGCAAGACAAGAAAAATTACCAAACATTGCTAATTTACAGATATACCGTGAACGACTTGTCCAAGGTGGCGCAGACCCACGATTGATTGCTGAAGTTGATGCAGAGATTAAGGGGCTAGCCGACAAGGGTACTAAGATAGTAATGCCAGGAGACCAGCAAGACAAAGAATTAAGAACTGCTCGTGGTAAGAAATTTGTTGAGTTAGAAGACCGTGCCACAAACGCACAACAAACACTACAGACTGTGTCTGATTTCAATAGAATTATTGACAATTCATTTACAGGGGTTGGGTCTGGTGCTAAATTAACAGCTGCTCAAGTAGCTAATGCTTTAGGTGTCACAGTAACAGGAACTACAGAATCAGAACAGTTAGACCAGTTATTTGCTGCATTGACTATTGGACAAGCTAAAAACCTAAAGGGTGCTTTATCTGATAAAGATGTACGATTCTTAAAAGAAGCTGTAGGTACTCGTGGGCTTACAAAAGAAACAATTCAATCTGTTGTTAATCGTATTGCTAGAGATGCCCAAGTCGCTGAGCGTACTTATGGAAAAGCTAATCAATACTATTCACAGGGTGGCGATATTGCTAAATTTGACTTTGCAAATGCTGAAAAAGAAGCTAGTAAAGAAATTAATGAGCTATCAGCTAAACAACAACGCTTGAATGAACTGCGTCGTAAACAACAAGGACAACCTTAATATGGCACTAACTCCTCAAGAACAAGAAGAACTCCGTCGTTTAGAGCAAGAAATTGGCGGAGATACGGGCTATGTATCTGTTTTATCTCAGACATATCAAGCACCTTCGTTAGGTCAGCAATTTAAAGAGGCTGTTGTTGAGACACTTCCTGAACTTGGCGGTATGGTTGGTGGTGCTTTTGGTCTTTTAAGCGGTAAAAATCCAGCAGCAGCTCGTACAGGAAGTATTTTAGGTCAAGCAGCTGTGCGTGGCACTATTGGTGCAGGTTTTGGAGGTGCTACAGGAGAAGCAGCACAGCAAGCTATCCGCAACCAGCCAGACTTTATGAAAGTAGCACAAGCTGGGGTTGAGCAAGCAACTTATGATGCATTAGGTAATCTAGTGTTTAATGTAGGCGGTAAAGTTATTAATGTTGCCCGTAATCAACTTTCAGGATTGTTTGGAAACGCTATACCTGCTGACCCCAATATTGCTGCTACACTTGCAGCTGATAGACTGTTAAAAGAATCAGGAGGTTTTGGTTTAACTCCATTTCAGTCGACTGGTGGAACACTGACAGGTATCTCAGAGTCTATTGCCCGTGGTTCTTTCACAGGCAAGCCTGTTATGATGGCTGCTGAAAAAGCAACAGATAAAGCCATTCAAACTGCTAAAACTCGTGTATTAGATGATATTTCAACACAAGCATATGATAGTGTTGCTGCAGGTCAGTCTTTTGCTGATAGTATTGCTGCAGGTGACGCTGCTTTAAAAAGTACAGTTCGCCCATATTATCAAAGCTTAACACAAAATAGCACTATTCCAGTAGATTTAGTTCCTTTACAGAACCAAGCTAATCAGATTCTAAACAGAGCAGAAAAAGCAGGTGGGCTAACTATTTCTTCAGGAGAAAGAAGTTTATTAACACAAATATCTGAAGCGCCTGAAAAGGTTGACTTTGGTGTAGCTCATGAAATTCTATCTAGCTTTAAGACAAAGCTAAGAGATTTGCAGAAAGCATCAGAACCTGACAGCGCATTAGTTGCACAGACTAAGGCTTTTGTTAATAACTTAGAAAAACAAATGGATACCGCAGGAAGTAAGTTAAAAGGTTCTGCAATAGACTTTGAAGGAAGACTACCAGAAGACACCAGTAAGACACTCTCTGAGCAGTATAAGTTCTATTCTAAACTATATCGTGACAGTATCACTGATTTATATACTGACACTACTGCTAAATTGCTAACTAAAGACCCTGAGTTTGTCGGTAAGAATATCTTTGCATCTGGTAATGTCACAGCATTTAAAGAGATGCAACAATCTTTAGGTCGTGCAAAACAGTTAAACAAAGAATTAGATATTGACAGCACTGTCGCAGCAGTACGCCGTGGCTATGTTGAGAACTTGCTCAAATCTGAAAGTTCATTGGCTGGTCTAGGTCAAAAGATTGATAGTGATGAAGCTATTCGCCGTACTTTTGAAACAGTATTAACAAAAGAACAACAAGGCAATGTTAAGCGACTATTGAAAGCTGCTGAGCTATCTTCTGTAAAACCTCCTGCAGAAGCCCCTTTGTTCTTTGCAGCGCAACAAGCACAGGCTGTTGGTACACTAGGTGCTGGTGCATTAGTGTTCCTGAACCCAGACGCACAAAAGATTGCTGCAGATAATCCTGGATGGTCTGCTTTAGCTGCGGGAACTATGTTATTAGGTCCTAGATTTATTGCTAAGTCTATTACTAATCCAAAAGCAACTAACGCTGCTGTATCTTTGTTAAAACAACAAGAACAAGGAGCTATTACAGGTCCATTATTTTTAAAAGCAATTAGAGCTTTTGAAGAAGCGGGTATTACTGCTGAAGATATTTTACAACAAACATCTCCTGAAAAAACACCTGCGCCAGTTGGTTTAACACCCGCAGAACAGGAAGAACTTCGTAAATTAGAGCGGGAACTTGGAAATCAATGAGATTACTAACATACTTCTTAGTAGGTTTATTCCTAGGTGGCATTACGGCTGTAGCACTAGCACAGCCTATTGTCACTGAATCGACATCCAACTCACGCACCAAAGTAGAGTCTCCACCAGCGTCCGCTATAGCACCTGCTATTACAGTGATTAACAATAAGAACTGTTCTACTGGTATGTCGGGTGCTGCACAGACACAAATCTTAGGTATCTCTTTCGGTACTACAGTCACTGACAAGAATTGTGAAATGATTATTAAAGCAGAGTCTTTGTTTAATATGCAAATGAAGACTGCTGCAGTGTCTGTAATGTGTCAAGATGCTGCTAATTGGTGGGGAATGTGGGATGCAGGTACTTACTGTCCTGTCGAAGGTAAAGTAGGTAACGAAGCTAAGGAATACTGGTTAGCAAACCCTAACATGATGCCTAAGCGTCCGAAGATAAAATGAAATGGCTATTAGCCTTATTATGCTTTGTAGGGGTTGCTAATGCACAGATTCAACAGCATACCATCGCTGACGACGCTTATGTCAGAGTGCCACTGCAGTTTCCTTTCCCGTATTACGGACAGGTGTTCACAGAATCGTATATGTTCAGCAATGGCGTGGTCGGATTTATGTCTCCCACAAACCATTGGTGTTGCACTGGCTTTAATTTAGAACAAGCCCGTGGCGTACAGTTTAACTACGCCATTATGCCGTTACAGACCGACTTAATCAATTATGGTTCAGGTCGGTTTTTAACTGAAGGAACGACACAGTATCAGCGTTATAAGTGGGAAAACATTAGTGAGTATGGCGCTCCTAATAACCTAAATACATTCGGTGTTGAGATTCGTCCTAGTGGCTTTATAGGAATGTATTATCAGCAGGTTAACATCAGTGCATGGCGACCTGTGACAATGGGCAGAACAGGCAACACTGACTTAGGAGAGTATCATCAGTATTATCACGGTAATGGGCTTCAACGAGGTACTCCTTTTGAGTATCTTACTCCATCTACTGGCGATATGTGCTTGGTCAATCCTTTGTTTAGTCCAAGTTGTCCAGGATATGAAGCAGCTTTTACAGCGCAACAATGCTCAATAAACCCGCTGTATAGACCTTCGTGTCCTGGTTACGAACAAGCTTACTTTAGCCAACAATGTAGTATTAGTGCTTTATACGACAGGAATTGTCCTGGTTATGCTGAAGCGTATGCACAGCAGAATGTTACTAGACAACAAACTGTAGTATCTGTACCGCAAGTAACTACTACATTTAGTGGTGAAGTAACTGTATCAACACCTGTGATAGCCGACCCTGTCGTGAACACAATCGTGACTAGACAGCCTACGGCAACACCGACAGCAGTTGCTAATCCTGCTCCACAGCAGACTGCAGCAGAGCCTAAGCAAGAAAAGAAGGCTGAGACAAAGCCAACACAGCAAAGAAAAGCTGAAACAAAGCAAGAGAATACGGTTACAGGCGCTGTAATACCTGTACCAGTACATGAGTACAAAGCACCAATCATCTTAGACCCTCTGTATCGGTCTTTGGTGAAGAAACCAATACAAGATAATAATAGGTCAATGTACCACTTAATAATGACAGGTCAACAAAAACACGAGGAAATGATAGATGGACAATGGCGTAGAAAAGGAAATTAGCGTAGCAGGTTTCTCATTTAAGCTAACTAACAAACTAATAGTAATGGTCGTATCAATAGCACCTGTTGTCGGCGGTGCTTTTTGGGGTGCTTTTGAGTTCTATAACGACTATATGTCCATGCGTAGCGCTATCAAGAACTATGTCAGCCCTGACTTCACAGACTATGACAAGAAGATAGCTATTCTTGAAGAGAATACAGCTAAGGTTAACGACTACACCCGTGACATTAAGAACGACATCAAGAATGATGTTCGTAGACTTGAAAAGGTTGTAGAGCAGGTAGAAAGAGATAATAAACAGTTTAGTCGTGAGATTGACAAAGACCTACGAGAGATTCGTAGAGAAGTTGATGTCAAGATTAAACGAGCATTAGATAACCCATTAGCAAACAAGGAGTAAGTATGTTAACACTATTATCAACAGCCCTGTCGTTCCTCATGGGCGGTCTGCCTAAGATTCTTGACTTCTTTCAAGACAAAGCCGATAAGAAGCATGAGTTAGAACTAGCTGCGATGCAGACTGAGCGTGAGTTAAAGATGATGGAAGCAGGTTACGCAGCTCAGGCTAAGGTTGAAGAGATTAGAACTGACCAGATTGCTATGCAGTCTTATACACAGCAAATGACTGCTTTGTACGACCATGACAAGTCTTTGAACGAAGGCACTAGCACATGGGTTAAGAACCTAAGAGCTTCTGTTCGTCCTGTCGTAACCTATGTATTTGTAGGATTGTTAGTGATTGTTGACATTGCTTCTATTTGGTGGGCTTGGTCAACAGCAGTTCCTTTTGTCGAAGCTATTGAGATGATTTTCGACGAGCAAGAGATGAACATTCTAGCATCAATTATTGCATTCTGGTTTGGTACACAGGCGTTTCAGAAGAAATGAAAATAAGTCAAAAGTGTTTAGACATGATTAAGCACCATGAGGGTGTTAGGACTAAGCCGTATCGTTGCCCCGCACTCTTATGGACTGTCGGTGTCGGTCATGTTATCGACCCTAATCACATTAGAGTTAAGTTAGAGGACAGAAAAGCTCTGCCAATCCCTGATGGTTGGGACAGAACCCTGTCAATGGAGGAAGTCAATGCTATTCTTGCTAAAGACCTTGAAACTTTTGAGAGAGGTGTACTTAGAATGTGTACTGTTCCTCCTACTCAAGGTCAATTTGATGCAATGGTTTCATTTAGTTTCAATGTAGGACTAGGTAACTTTCAGCGTAGTTCTATCCGTATGTGCCACAATCGTGGAGAACACGAGAAAGCTGCTGAAGCGTTCATGATGTGGACTAAGGCAGGTGGTCGTGAGCTTCCTGGTCTAGTTAAACGACGCAAGGACGAAAAGGCTCTATACGAGTCATAAAAAAACCCCTCCGAAGAGGGGCTATAAAGGTACAACACACAAGGAAGGATTATTTAACTAACTTACACCAAGCAATAAACACATCGTTTGGTAAGTCTTTTTTCATCATGTTCAGTGTTTTATGAACAATTTGAATATTCCAAGGATAATAGCCTTCAAAACTATCAATCCTATCAACAGATGCGTCGAGTCCAAAAGTAAGAGGTATGTTAGTAAAAGCACACTTTTTATTCTGGAACACAAAAACATTATAAATGTCTTCAAGAGTCAGTTCAAAAGCAAGTCCTCTTTTACTCGCATCTCTCTTTAGTTTACTTAATACTTTACCAGGAATTCCTTTAAAGCCTTTCCATGCAGGATTCTTTTCCTTAGCAACATCTCTATTTTTATTGCTAAGAGCAGTCCTACAAGAGAAACAAATTGTCTTTTTTGCTTCTGCTGCCTTATAAGTTTTTTCTGAAGCATAAGTTAATGTCTTCGCACAAGTCGGACAACAACGCACATATTGATTCATCATCTTATTTCGCATCCTCCTGCGGTGCATGATAACATTTGAACGCCTTCGACATTGTCATCATATTCTTTGAATGAATCCCAGTCAATAGAAGCAGGTTGAATTGATTTTAACTGTTCATATTGTTCTTTTGTGCATTCCTCGTAAGGACTCTGACGATAAGTACCGCCGTCATACGGTAGGAACGACACACCAGTAACCTCGTCAAAGTGCTTATAGACATATGCACCGACTTCCATCCATTCATGCTCTTTCACAGAGATAGTCACAGACGGTTTATGTTCACAGTAGTGTCGTTGGAACAACAACCATAGCTTCAAATGCTTCAAAGCAGTTAAGTCTTCACGCAACAAAGCACCATCAGCAACCTTGACAGGGAAGCTAAATACTGTCGTGCTTTCAGGCTTCATAACACATGGTTCAGCGACAAAACCTGCTTGAATCATGAACTGTGTTAGAGGGTCTTTATTGTCAGCTCGAACACGGCGAATATAGTACTGACTGTGCTGAGGATGAATGCCACTAGCAGTACTGCAAAGTTGCGATACAGTCCCTTCAGGCTTGATGGCAGTGACCGCAACAGACTGATTAATTCCGATAGCAGCAGCAAACTCAATATTAGTAGTAACAGCCACATCTCTTAATCTCTCCAATCTAGCAGGTAAGTCCTCGTCATCAGGATTGTTTAGCAAATGATTGTCAAGAATGCCAGTCATCGACACACCTAACAACGCTTCTTCTTCCGTATTCTTCTGCCAGACCTTACGCAAATATGGGAAGTTAGTCAACGACGCTTGGAATGTCCCAAGAATAGTTGCAATACGGATTTTACGCTCCAATGTAGCCATATCATCATCGCTACGAACAATACAGCTAGATAGATTACAGAACTGATAAGGACGGAGGATAATCTCTGAACAAGGGTTTGTGCCAAAGGCAAATGTTGAGTCCCTGCGACCGTTCTTCGCTGCTTGTTTCTGTGACGCATCACGATTGAAAATACCTCGCTCACCAGAGTGTGATTCATAAATAGAAGTCCATTCACGCATGAACTGACCGATAGCAGGTGTTTCTTCATACACTGCTGAGTTGTTCGCTAATGCTCGTTGACCTTGTCCATCCCACCAATTACCTGCTTTAGCGTGTGCCATTTGGTCATCGCCTAAGTCAGACAAACTAATCATTGCACTGCGTCGGACTCCACCCACAACAACAACTTCCCCGATTTTACAGAGAATATCATGACATTCGATGGAACTGAGACGGCGACCTGCTGCGCCTTTAAACTTGGCTGTAACGAACTTAAAAAGGTCTTCCAAAGGTTTTGGTCCAGAAGCTCTTCCTCCGAAAGTTTTAAGTCTTGCTCCTGCAGGTCTAACTTTGGACAAGTCGAACTTTGGAATCTCGCCAGAGTATAAAAGAGCGATGAGTTGTCGAAGTGATTTAGCCCATCCTTCTTTAGAATCCGACACAACAATAGTAGTCTCACTATTAAACAACTGCTCTGGCACTTCAGGTAATTTATTAACATACTGTTTCTCCACAGAGAAGCCGACACCTGTACCACATAGTAAGATGTACATAGCTTCGTCGAATGCTTTAGGGTCATCAATAGGTAAATATGAGCAGTTAAACGCTGCTACATTCTGACGCTCTAAAGCAGGTCCTGCAGTCATAATTGCACGCATTGACGGCATGACTTCAAGATTGTTTACTGCTGTCTCTAGTTCTTCTCTTAATTGGTTGGTTAAATGATAACCCTGTTTGTCGGCTAAGTGTTTAGCCATAAAGTCAAAATAGCGTTTCACTGTTTCATTCCAGTGTTCACGACGACCTTGGTCATCTAGGTAGCGTGAATAGCGACTTTTAGCGATAAAAGTGTTGTATGGTGTCATTTTATAAGTCATATTATCTAACTTCTTTTTCCAATGTGTCTGCGTTGTCTTCAATCTTGTCAGAGAACATCTCGACAAGGTCCTCAGAAGTAATGTTCAACAGCTCCAACAGCGTGACTTCGTCAAGGTCTTTCAGTCTTTCCTTAATCTCGTGTAACAGCAGTGGCATTCTTCTCTTCCTTTTCAATCAAATAACTTAAGTAATGTTGTGCTTTCTTTAAATCCTCCAATCCGTTTTTGTATCTCCATCGAAGTAAGTATTTTAACACATTTCCTTCATAGTAGTTTAGTTCCCATGTATCAATAATATCCCAAGGTTGGTAAGGTTTTCCTTTGTAATGATTTCCGCCAACTTGTTGATTCTTAACGGAAAATGCATCACCAGGGTCTTCACAGCCTAGGTTTGGCATTGCAACGGGACTGTCATTATACCACAAATTCCCTTGCTCGTCATAAAAGTCTTTAAGCGTCTTTACTGTCATGTTGGTATCCTTTTAATCTCCGTTGTCTTGCTAAGTGCTTTCGTAGATTGCGACCATGTGCCACACGCCCTACATTGGTATCGTTGATACACGCCTGTACTGCTAATAGAAGTTCCACGCTTCTGTATCTTCGGCGAAGCACAGCTTGGACATATGTGTTCGTCGCTAAACAGATTCTGATTAGGATGCGATTGTATCCAAGGCATAAGTTTATGATACAGTTTCTCAAGTAAGATAACATCTTGGACATTGTACTCCTCCATCTTTTTCCATGCGTCCGCATCTTTGTTCATACATTTTAACCATAACTCAAATCCTTCATGGTCTACTTTCTTGCCTAAACCAAGTTGTTGTGAGACATGGTCTAGCTTATTAGAAGCAAACCTAAAGTTGCGCCTAACAGTACGCAATAAATCAATCTTCTTATAAGGAGATGGTGGATTAAGACCACAAAGGAGGAATTCCTTGTTAAGAACAGGTAGGTCGAACTTATCGCCATTATAAGTAACAACAGCGTCGGCAATGTCGAGGAGTGCATAGATTCCTTTTAGCATTGATTTATGTTTAGATGAATGAATAGAATCAAAGTATATCTGACTATCGCCAACCCATTTAGCGGTGTAGCACAATACCTTTGATGTGTCAATCATCTGGTTTAAGCCGATGTTCTGGTCGTATAGTCCCCAGACATACGCCGACATAGGACTTGTTTCAATATCAAGAAGCAGAATCTTCATCGTCGCCTTCTAAGTCTGTTAATGTGTAAGGCTGTGAACGAAAGTCACAGACACCATATTTATCCAAGAAGCGAATCTTTTCTTTGATGTCGTAGCCGTAGATGTTGCTTAAGAACTCTACGAAATCAAGCAAAGGACTTGTCCATGAAATGTCGTCAGGGTACTCGACAGTGCTGTTAAACTCACGCCGAGCTGCGTACGGACCGTTGTCAGTGCTGTGGTCTGTTTCGAATTTAAATGTGTAGTAATGGTTTACTTCTTTCATTAGTGATTACTCCCTTCTGGTTTGTCATCATTTCCAACAATTCTCAATAATGTGTCTACTTGATTACGAAGATAAATGTTCTCTTGCTCAATAGACTCTAATCTATCACGACACAGTCTTAAAGACTCTCGTAGATATTGTACTTCTAGTCGGATTTGGTCAAGATGCTCTTCAATCATTTTGTTACCTTGTCTAAGAAATACTCAGCATCGACAATAACTAAAGGCTTAGAATGATTCTGCTTGATAAAGACAACAGGTTCGTGCTTACCGTGTTGCTTAGCTTGTTCATAATAGTTGTATACAGCAATCTTAGCCATGTTCTTACACTCTATCTGCATAGGAAACAGCTTTCTTGCTGCGGGACTAAGTTGAACATCTTCACCACCTGCGCCCATCGAAGTAGACTTAATATCGTCTTGTTCTAGTTGCGGAAGTCTTTTGAGCAGTTCGTCTCTGACCCACTTTTGCAGGTTTCTTCCCTTTGCTTTGGCGCTTTGTGGTTTCATGCTTTTCCTCTAATTCCTCTTGAATAATCCAACGCTTTGGAATGCTAATGACATTGTTGCACATATTGTCGCTAACAGTTCCTGCGACACAGATACCTTCGTCATCTTCTGCGACTAAAAAGCCAACAGTAACACACTTAGCTAAATCAACCTTTGGTTTCTCCCAACCTGCATCAGCCTGTGCATCAATCCAGGTAATCTTCACAATCGGTGCAGATTCCTGTAACTTCTCTAAATTTAATGTTATTTCGGTGGTTGCCACAGTTGTCCTTCCTCTCTTTGTAACCACAACAGTTGTCCGTTTTCTAAGACACGAGCTGTGTCGCCATCGTAGGCTTTAAGTACAGCTTCGTATAGCTCTAATTCGTTCGTACAATCTTTGAGTAACTTTGCAGCTTTCACAGGACCAATACCTTTGATACCTTGAATGTTGTCAATCCTATCACCAGTAAGCATTTGTGTGTAGAAAGACACCAATCCTGCAAACTCAGGAACATAGTATTTTTCTTTCTTACGGTAATTGTAGTGCCAACCACGAAGCTGATTTAAATCCTTGTCGATATGCACCATGATGGTGTCATCTTCAGGCTCTGCATAGGCTGCAATAGCCACTGCATCATCAGCTTCAATACCTTCAGTAACGACAAAGCCCCAAGAGTTTATGAGATGTTCTCTAAGGGCTTTGAAGTGTGTTGGCTTGTCTGCTACTCGCTGTCCTTTGTATGGAGCAGTGACTGCGATGTCGTTACGATAATTGCCTTTACCCGTTAGGAAGCCCTTATAGTCATCACATTCAATGTCCATACATAACTCAACCATTGTTGCTTCTAAGCGAGATATAGCATATGGCTCTTCTACATCGTTGGCAGAAAAGCCAACAGCGTATATCAAGCTATCAGCGTCAATGAGTGCAGTTATCACAGGATGTCGTCGTCAGAATCGTCGGAAGCTGCTTCTGCATTAGCATCGTACTTAACTAAGTCTGTAATCACAATCTTAGCTAAAGATGCTGAAACACCTTTCTTGTTCTTCCAAGTCCACTCATAAGGCTTAATCAAAGCAATAGCTTTAGAGCCATTACCTACGATGTCCTTAATCTCGTTACCGCCGTTGTCATACGGCTGAATAGCATAGTTCGACTTCACTGTCAAGAACCAACCCTTCTCAGGTTTGTCTTCACGCTTACGAGGTGCTAGACCCATACTTTCCAATGCCTTAACAGCACTATCAGATAAGTTAGTCAAGTCACACTGAAACTTACCAGACATCTCATTAGGCTTGTCAAAGAATGCCCACTGAACTTCTGCTTGAATTTTAACTGGTTTGATTTCCATACTGCTTTCTCCTTAGTCTACTGCGTTGATAAAATGCTAGGATATTAGACAACAACCACCTAGCAAGGCTGTTTATGAAACTATGTCTGTAGTGGCATAGTTGTTGTCTTATTGGTATTAAATATAACATCGTTATGTGATTACTATGTTTCACGATATGAAATAGTTAGTGAAAGTTCTTAGGCTCACCAAAGTCCTCCATGCCTTCTAAGTCACCGTCTTCTAAATCCTGTAAAGCATTGATGATTAGCTCATGGGTTTCTTGTAAGTCCATCGAAGTACGGATTACATAAGTACCATCGTTGTATGCTGTAATACCTATGATACCGTAGATATTCTCAATGTTTTCATCATCTTCAATCATTAGTGAGTTTCCTTCCAGTTTAGACCTACACGATATTCGCCCGTCAATGGACAACGCATTTTTAATTCTTTACCTGCTTCTTCAATAGCCCATACACCTGTCTTGCCAACAATGTCAACACACTCTGGTGTCGTTTCAATCTGCCATTCGTCATGACAGTTTACGACAAACTTGTGCGGTATCTTGTTCTTCTTCAGTTCTTTCGACAACAAAACCAAAGCCTTCTTCATTACTATCGCACCTGCGCCTTGCAACAGCGTGTTGAGCGCCGAATGCTCCGAGCGTACGAGTAACTTGCGTCCGTCCAAACCTCGTAACCAGCCCTTTTCGTTGTATGCTTTAGATACTTTCTTGCGTAACGCATCGAGCTTTGGTGTGTTGCGTAGAAAATTATCAATGAGTTTTTGTCCTTCCTTCGCACTACCTCCAACAATCGTCCCGATTTTGGCAGCTCCTGCACCGTAGAGAAAGGCATAGATAAAAGTTTTAGCTTTACTTCTCTTTTCCTCATGGCTTTCACTCGTCTTGTCCCTGACGGTTTCTTTAGCAATGAGTCCAAGGGATTGTGTGTTCGTCCAGTGTATATCGCCTTCAACAATATCATTCGTATACGCATTGTCATTCATGTAGTGAGCCAACATACGCAACTCTAAACCACTTGCGTCAATGCCAACTAACTTCATTCCTTTCTCAACAGTCCATAATGCACGACATTCAGGTCCGTAGATGGCTGTGCTGTTAGGCACTTGAGCCATGTTAGGGCTGTGATGAGTCATGCGTCCAGTCACAGCACCGCAGGTAATTACTTTGCCATGCACACGACCATCGGATTCAACAGCATCAATCCATGATTCAATCTGTGCAATACGCTTTTGTAACATTAGGTACTCTGCGATTTTCTTCGCTTCTGGGATGTCGACACCTTCGAGGGTGCTTTCGTCAACGATGATGCTACCTTTTTCCGTGGTTTTCGTTGGCTTCCAACCTTTTTCGATGAGTCTTTCTGCGATTTGTTTACGGCTGCCTGGGTTGAACGGCTCGACGATGTCTGCGAGGGGCTTTCCTGTTTTCTTGTGGGTTCTACCACTGGTAACTTTGGCAGGAAATACGCTTTGCATTTCAGACTCAATAGCTTGTAACTTAGCCTTAAGTTCCACCAATAATCCCTGAGCAGCTCTTTCATCGAGTCTGAAACCGTTACGCTCTTGTTCAGCGACAATGATTGCGACCTCATGTTCGAGTTCGATGCTTTCTTTCGAGTAGTCATGTTTCATTTCCCTTTCTAAGAAGTGATACAACTGTTTAGTTACTAGCGTGTCTTGTTCACAATACTTAATCATTTCATCGGTAAGACCGCCATCAAAGTCTTTGAAGTCACCTTTAGCGAAACCAAGACGATTACCCCATGCTTCTAAGCTGTGTCCGCCATCGAGCTGTGGATTGTAAAGTCTTGACATAACTAAGGTGTCAACAACCTGAGACTTCTTCATCGTAACACCCCAGACCTTCTTTAACACTGGTGCATCAAAAAAGATACCGTTATGGAAAACAATTTTATCTGCTTTATTTAAATACTCTTGAAGACCGTCATTTGTTTTCCAAACAATTACTTCATCAGTAATATCATCTCTTGTGACAGTACACCATATTTTATCGTGGCTTGTGTTTGTCTCTATGTCAAGAATTATTTTCATTTAAATATTTTATCGCTTTTTCCAAAGTTTGTGTGTTGTCTTTTAATAACCCCAATGCTCTGTTACACGGACCGCATAATAGACCACGATATTTTCCTGTCTTATGGCAATGGTCGACATGGAGTCTCTTGTGTTTTTCAGTGTGTTCATGAGCGCCGCACAGTTTACAACTGTAGTTTTGCTTTATTCTTTCGTTTTCGTAAATCTCAGGGGTTATTCCGTATTTTGCCATAAGACTTTTGAAAGCTCTTTCTTTTTGTTTTTGTTTGCCACCTTCTTCATAGTATTTCTTCATCTTAGAAGATATGCCACAGTCAATACAATACGCACGATATGGTCGTGAACCGTCTTTTCTTTTATTTGGACTTAGCCAAAAATCTGATAATGGTTTAGTTTTTTCACACCTATTACAGGTTTTATCAACAGTATAGTCTTGTCTTTTCATAGTATCTCCAAAATCTCAGTATAACACACTATGCACAATAAGTCAAGATATTTCTGCATTATTATATTTGTTTCATTAGTTCTGATAAGTTAATTAAGTATAACTTAGAAGTCATGTCATCACCACCTTTTACAATGCGTGGCTGAGCAGATTCGATATAACTCCGAAGAACACTTACAGGAAACACTAAAGTACAAATAACCTCATTGTCTTTGGCTAGGTTGTGAAACCAATAGTCTGCTTCTGTCGTAGCTATGCCACTAGGCTTTCCTCTGCTTTCAAACTCAACAGCAATGTTTCGTGTGCGTTGCCACATTCCTCGCTCAGTCTTAACTTCAATCTTCTTGCTCTGCAGCATATCCGCTACTTTAGACTCAAAGACTTGACCGTAAGCAAGGTCTATGTCGAATCGTTTATCGTTGTTAAAATAACCTGTTCTTTCAGCCCATTCTTCTGCATAAGCACGATTCAGTTTATTGACATCCATAATTTAATTAGACCTCCCACATACATCGCTACTGCAACTGCTTCGACAACAAACAAAGCATAGTCTTTATCTCTGATTCCTGACCATGCCCACAAAGCAGACCCAATGAAGCCAAACCAAAGATTACTTGGATACTCGTTTAGGCTTGTTAGTGCGATTCCGATTAGGCACAGTATCGTTCCCGTCCACTTGAGCATATTCTTTCCTTGGTTCATTAAATAAGAATGAGAACAATTCTTGTATCTCTGGTTCTGTCAATATCTCTGTCTTTCCGTCAGCGTAGAACACTTCACGGTCAATGATTCGAGTTATTAAAGAAGGGTTTAAAACCTTGTTTCCTAGTTTAATCATTTCTTAGTAACCTTTACAAAAGCTGACATACGATGGATAAAGCCTTGTTCATCATAGACAAAAGCAAACTCATTAAAGATGTTACGCATTTGATACTGTTTACCTTCTAGCTCAAACTTATCCGCTACTTTCAAGTCTTTCAATACGCACATATCGGCGATGTCGTGTTCGTTAATCATTTGTCTTTCCTATGTTTGTCAATTTCAATGTCAAGCTGAATACCTGTAATCCAAGACCAGTTATTACCTCGTCCGTCACAGAGTAATACAGTAGGTGCAATCAAGTCCTCTGGTAAGTCCCATGCTGCAGACTTTAACCAACGATAGCGTTCTGCGTCCTCGAATGTTTCTAAGTCGTCAACAATCTTAGTTAATACATTCTTGTTCAAGTCACGCAATCGTTCTACTTCATCGCATAAAGCATTGATGTAGTTTCTTGTCACAGAATATTCG